GATCTGGGAATTCCCAGAAAGCAAAGAGTTCAAAAATCGATTAGCGAAAGTCCCACCTCTAAGAGTGATGGATTGTTTCGATTCATCGTATATTTGGTCACCAAGTATACTGGAAGGTAGATATTTATTATTGGATTGTGAAGGTTTAAGGCTGGAAGTACAATCTAAGATGAAGCCATTCTACAAAAAGTGTATTGACGTCGTAAAACGAACGTTAGTAGATTTGTGGGCGGGTCAAGAAACACGTCAAGCTATGCTGAGATATGCTGTAGCAGACGTGGGAATAAGAGTTCTACCTTTCCCATTTGTTACTGGGGTGTTCCAACAAGCTGCTATGTATAGATTAGTATATAGAGCGGCCCCAGAAATAATGGATTACTGGTTTGTTAGATATAATCCTTTCATGCGAGCACAGTATTGGATGTGTGAGAAGATAAACCAGAGTTATCAAGTAGTTGAACACTACTTACAATTTGTCAAAGACGCGACTGTTTCGGTAGTCTTAAAAATTTGTGAGTTATTAGGTATGGAGATCACACCAATTATTAATAATTTAGCAGATATCGTCGGAGACGTGGTATTACATGCCACAATATTGTCGATCTTTTCGATGCTTTTGTATTTATTATATAAGCTAGTTATGAGTTTCTCGAAGAAAGAGGAAATTGAACAGCAAAATAATAATTATGATCCTGATGACAACAAGAAGAAGAAAGCATCAAGAAAAGGAAAGAGAGTAGTAAGAAAAATGAAATATCAGACAGGAGACACTCTCTGTAAAGATTGTAGTTCGAATCACACCGTTAAAATCTTAGGTGAGGAATTCGAATTTACACATGACAAGACAAAGAACAATGTTTATGAATTAGGATTTATGGACGTTATAGAAGACTACGTAGAAGAAGGAAAAAGTTACGTGGGATCCATATATCTGAAACAGGACAATTGTTTCTTGATGTCCATTTATGAAGCTCTTGAACAATTTAGAGTGGAAAAAGATAAGATCGTAGATTTTAGAGCGAGACATCACCCCTTGCTTGGTAACAACAAAGCAGCTTGTATTAAAATACAAGCCAGAGGGGAAAATATTCGTGAGCATATTCACGAGATGCTTAAACAGTATCAAGTTTTGGGAATAACCGAGACTTTCATTGATTTCATCATTGGATACACAGAGGAAGAAGTTCACTGTGAATTGACAATATTTGGTCTACAAGCGATTAAGGATGGCCAAGTTAATCATATCACGAAGCGAGCAATAGCAAGCTGCAGCAAAGTAGCTGATTTGTTTAGCGGAAAGAAGATCCATGGTGATGAGACAGTTGAGGAAATTGTCAAGCAAAATATGCAAGAGGCAGTACAAATGGGAAAAGCTATTAAAGAAAATTTCCAAGTGGAGATAGTAACAGCTGCTCCAGGCCTCTATGATACAGAGAATTATGTTAAAAGAAATTTCGGTTTTGGACATAAGTCATCTCTGATTACCAACGCACACACTGTAAATGTGGGTGAAGTTGTAAGGTGGTATCAATCACCTAAACGCGCAGTAACGCTAAAAGACTATTATTTGGCTGTTGTGGAGAATGTAGATTTCGTTCGAGATGTAGCAATATTGAGAATTATAAGCTATCAAGAAGCGAGAACGTTGACACAGGAACCACTGTATAGAGCGCGTAACGACGTAAAAGTGTTTGGCGACTTAGGCAAATACTTATACACCGATACTG